AACAAACCCCGCCGGGGGATAAATCAGCCAGGCACCATACGCCAGCAAAAGCGCCCCCAGCACGCCCACCAGAGGCGCGAGAATCAGCATGATCATAATTACCTCAGTTAAAGCGAGCGGATCCCATAGGACTCAATGTGGTCAGACAGCGTGTCTTCTTTCTCGTACAGCATGGCTCTGCCAACCGCCATAATCAGCGCAACTGCACCATCGATTTTGTTTTCCGCCTGCTCTTTGACGGGCTTCACCACATCATCGTTACCCGGAATGGTTTTGCCGACCACGTTGCCGATACACCAGGTCATGATGGGATTGCCATCATGATGAAAGCGCCCCGATTCAATTGCCGCTTCCAGCTCTTTCATCGGGTCGGACATGTTGGTGTAGTTCTGAATGATAGTGATGGGGTTCAGGTCTTCATCAGCAAGGTCATGTGACAACCCGGTCGCCCCGAAGGGGTCGATGGGTGACTCACTGACCGGGCTGATTTTGTTCGCCGCTTTGGCCTCCTCGAGGATGTAGCGATAATCCACCTCCGCACCATCGGTAACGGTCAGAACGCCCATTTCCACCCATTTCTGAAAGCGTTCGGCTGTCCGTCGATCTTCATTTTTCTCGACGCTGTACACCGTGTCATACGGTACCCAGAAACGCGGGGCCACACTGTAGTAATGCGTTTTACCGTCAATCTCGCGGGTATAAAGTCGCGCCATGCTGTTCATATCCAGTTTACGCGCCAGGTCAAAGGCCAGAATGCACGGCTGCCCCTCGAACTGCTCAAGGGTCAGTGATTTATCCTCGCAGCTCTGCCAGCTCACCAGGTTGAAATACGCCGAACGCGCCGACACCCAGATATTGAGGTGTTTTGTTTTAAAGACGTTTGCCAGACGGGCGTTATTTTTCGCACGCTGCTGCTGACTTAACAAAAATTCGCGATAAACCGACACGCCAATATTTGGATTGGCTTTTTCCAGCACCTGCGGGTCGGTCCAGTCGTCACCTTCATCAACGGTATAGATGATCCCGAACAGTTCATCGTTAGGCACCGAGCCATTGAGCATCTCGATGACTTCCCGCCGCTTGTCGTAGCACGGCCCCTCAATGTTGTACCCGGCAGTAGTAATGGCCCACATCAGTGGCTGACGTCGCGCCCCCATCCCGGTAAGCATCGTGGTATAAAGCGCATCGGTGGCGTGCTCGTGATATTCATCCACCACGGCGCAGTGGGGTGATGAACCATCACCGGGGTTACCGATCAGCGGTTCAAACCGCGCGCCATCCTCCGGACGGTTCATGTTTGAGGCGTTAACCTCAATCCCGAACGCTTCCGTCAGCATGGGTGTGCGTTTACACATCAGTCGCGCCGGGCGAAAGACTTCCCACGCCTGTTTCTCTGTCGTGGCACCGGAATACACTTCCGCGCCAAACTCGTTATCACAGGCAAAACAATACAGGGCGACACCGGCAGAGATTGCCGATTTGCCGTTCTTACGGGGGATTTCGGTATACACCTCCCGGAAGCGGCGCAGCCGGGTACCTTTATTGACCCAGCCAAACGCACAGCAGATCACAAAGAGCTGCCACGGCTCCAGCGTGATGGGCATCCGTTTGAATGCCCACTCACCCTTGGTATGCGGCAACAGCTGAATAAATTTGGCGGCCCGTTCAGCCAGGTCCTTGTCGAAGCGGTACCGAAACGACTTACTTTTTTCCGCCATCAGGTCATCAAGATGGCGCTGGCAGGCCTGAATCACAAACTGGCAGGCCACAATCTTTCCGCGCACGACATCCCGGGCATACTGATTGGCAGCATTTACGTTGGGGTAAGATTTCCGGCTCATGATTCGATGATTTTCAGAAACGGGTTAGTGGCTTTCTTCTGTCCCGCCAGGCCAATCAGACGCTGGCGGCTGCTGGGGTCGAGTCCGAGCATTGCCCCCGTGCTGCTCATCTCGGACTCCTGTTCTTTTTTGGCGGTCAGCTCAGGATTTTTGACCATACCGCCCATTGCACCGGTGATGGTGTTGCCCTGTCTGGCAATATTTTTCACGGCACGTCGCCAGAACTCGTAGGCCACGCACCACCGCTCAAGCACCGCGAGGTCAGTCACGCACAGCAGGCCCTGACCGCAGAGTTCTTTAGTTGTCAGTTGCCACATGATCGTAGCGAGAGGGAGATCTTCTTCAGCGAACCACTCCGGTGGCTCAACACCTTTGATGGGCGTAAAAACAGGTTCATCTTTATTCAGGGCTCGCTTGCCGGGGTTTCCGGCCAGCGCCTTGCGCGCCGTTGGCTTGGGGCGACGCCCGGAACGCCCCGCCGTTCCAGCCATATGCGGCACTCCTGGTTAAATTTCATTTTTCGCGGGTATAAAAAAACGATGGGGCGGGCAGTCCGGAAGACGTCAGGTCACAGGGATTTGACCCGCCCCTCCCCTCTGGCAGTGGGAACTGGTTCTTACTTCAGCCGTTCACGGGCCGTCTTCGCCTTATGACACGGCCAGCACAGGCTCTGCAGATTACTGTCGGCATCAGAGCCGCCATGCGCTTTAGGGATGATGTGATCAACGGTTTTCGCTTCACGCACCACACCGGCACGCAGACATAACTGACATAAACCTTTGTCACGTTTCAGCACACGCGCGCGGATAACGTCCCACTTCGAACCGTAGCCGCGCTGATGACGGGATTGTCCAGGTTTGTATTGCTTCCAGCCTTCGCTTTTGTGGCTTTCGCAATAACCTGACGGGTCTGTGGTTATAGAGCGGCAGCCGCGAACACGGCAGGCCTTTGGGATTCGTGGTGGCATGGGTGTTCCAAAATAAATAAACGCTAGCGAATTCTAGTAGCTTGAATTGAGTGTGATGGCCAGTACTGAACTTGAATCCGATTCGGTGTCAGCTTGGTTTTAGGCGATTACGCACAATTTGTTTTCCCTCATCAGACCAGGTTTTTAACCCATCATTATATATATACCCATCACCAAACTACGGCTTCCAGTAGGTTACTGTGTTTAGCATGAGTATTTTGTGGTATAAGAAAATACTCAATTCTTGGGAGAAGAAAACATGCCAAAAATTCAATTTGATGCAAAAAGTGGTGAAATGAAGGTTGAGGAAGAAATTTCCAAGATCACCATTGATGATAAAGGCTTAGTTAAAGCTGAAGAGTCTGTAGTTAATGGAAATACCGTTAAGTACTTTGAGTATGAAAATGGTAGCCATATCACTATTACCCAAAAAAACGGATCCTCTGAGATTTCATCTCATAATATCCAGACAACAATAAGCGCTGACCCTGAAAAGCCTGGTTTTGTGACTATGACTTACAGAATGGGGTCAGGTAGCTAACTTTCATTTCAACAAGAGCGGAAAATCAAAGCGGCTCATATTGAGCTGCTTTTCATTATTTTCTGCATCCACACTTTCGCAATGGCCGCGATCATGCCCTTGAGACCATGTGTCAGGGGTATCTCGTGAATCCCTCATAACTAACCGGAAGCTGACTGGCTATCAGCCTAGAGCACCGGTGCGCTTCTTCCCGTTAACCCTCACCAGTGCGCTCTCAGCTTTTTACCTGAAACTGGCTACCAGCAACTTTGAGTATTCGGGGCAGCGTCATTACTGCTGCATTGACACTACTTGCTGCGGTCTTTCCGCTTTACAGCTTAATGGCCAGCTCCTCTCTGCCTCAATTTTACGAATATCAGCTTTATCACTATTACAGGCAGCCAGAGCCGACAACAGACTCACATTCAAATCCAAGCTTCCACCGTAGGTCAATGGATCAGGAATAACCGGTTGCGGGGTTTCAGCGGTCAGGTTCGCCGGTAGTGGTATCACCGGAACTGGCACGTAAACTGTCCGCGTACCGGCGCAACCGGTCAGCAGCGGCAGCAGGCACAGGGCGTAGAGCACAATCATCATCCGCAACAGCCACTTTGATATCTTCCTGGGTTCTCTGTGACTCCAGTGCGATCTGCTGTTTTGCATGTTGATTCGCCTCCTGAATGATGTTCGTTATTGCCATAGTACGCAGAACATTCGCGGTGATAGCCTCAGTAGAATCAGCTCGCTGTTCCGCAGCGTCAGCACGCTTCTGCTCCTCCAGAAACTTTCCGTGGTAGTGATTCGCTGACCAGACAAGACCACCAGCAATACAAGCAATAAACGTTAAAATAAGCGCCCAATAACTCATCTTCATACCAGCAGCGCCGCCCGCGCCTTGTTGTATCGAACCTTACGATCCTCAATACCGTTCAGACCGCCGTTAATGATGCGCGTAACACGATTAATATCGGCACCGTAGACCATGCAACCTTTAGAGGTGTAGAACCATGCAGCTGAGCGCGCGGCCTGTAGCTCCTGTTCCAGTTGTTCAGGTGAAGTCACCAGATCTAACTTCAGCGCCGCGCCACAGATGCGATAATTATGGAGGCCAGTGATTTGAATTAATCCTCTACCACGATATTTCCAGCCATCACCTGGTGCTTTGTTACCCAGTCGGTTGCTATACACCAGATTGGCAATAGCATCCTGACGAGCTGCATGTCCGGATGTTCTGCCAAGGGCATCAGCCTGCTGCTGTGTGATCCTCTTTCCGAACGTCGCCACAAGCGCAGATGGTGTGTAGTTAAAATTTTCAACTACGGCGCTAAACCCCATCGACTCATGGCCTACCTGAGCGATAAACATTGCCTGATCCGCTGGTACTGTAATGCCGAATTCCTTCATCGCCGCATCAATGTGCGGAAACCAGCGCGCAGCCAGCCCGGCGCTAATACCAGCCGCCTTTTGAAATAATTGTTGGTTCATTAGTGCCTCAGATGATCAACCAGACGTGCAACGTTGCCTCTGACAGCCACCAGCACGGAAAGAAAAATAGTGTTCGCCACGATAATGGGCCATGAGGAATGGGGATAAATCCCACAGAGATAGGCCAACGGAACAGCACTGTATGTAACAGTAATCAGCCAGGCTAAACGTGAAACCCACGGACGATGCCGCGAATCACCACGACGATAAAACATCAGAGTAATAACAACACAAGCACATAACAGCGCATTAATAGTTGCTGTCGGGTCATTTAGCTCCACCTGAACCTCCCCGGCGCGTTATGAGCGCCACCAGCGAGCCGATATCCTGATTATTCAGGAACGTCAGGATTTTAACGGCTAAAGCAGAGACGATTACGGCACCAATAGCATCCAGAGGTTTATCACTGTATCCGGTCAAGTTTGCCAGCTTGGAGCCAACCAATCCAGAGCAAAGGATCCCAGCAATATATGACACGATAAAATATGCCAGTCGGCGCGATGCACTCAGATCTGCTGCTGTTGCTATATAGAATACAGCCCCTGCAAATGCGCCAAAAACAACGCCGTAATCAGTTCCGGTCAGCAGTCCATAAATACTAGCGCCCGTTAGGGCTCCACCAGCTAATCCTGTGCCGGAAATCGGATCGGACATTAGCCACCTCTTATTGCAGTGAGTCCTCTCAGAAATAGAAATGAGAGGAATAAAAAAGGCCACCATTTGGCAGCCATAGAATTGATGTAATTATAACTAATTCATTAACTATTTCTTAATGATGCTATTTAACATTTCTAATGCAAAAAGCAACATGGAGCTAATAAAATACAATATAACCGCACTGGCAATCGCTCCAATTATAGCCTGGACACTCCAGTGAAAGTAATTTTTACCATTAATAACAAACTTAACACTAGGAAACAAAAAGTCGATAAGCTTAATTATTAATGGAATAGCAAAGCTCCATAAGTTCGAAAACAAAATAAAGATACAAATAAATGATAAAGCAAATGCACCATCGATTGATAGTTTTGGCGCCAGTTTTGAGGCTGTCCATAAGCTAAGCAAAAAGCCAACTGTCACACCTGAAATCTGGATACTTAACATAGTCCAAGCTGTTCTAAAAAATCTAAATTTATTTTTGCACTTGTTAAGTAAATCCTGAATCGTAATCCATAACGAGTCAACCCACTCATTATCTTCCGATGCTACAATCATTGTGCTGCTATTTGAATTCCTCTCATCAATTCGTAGCTCCATCCAAGATCCATTCATCCTGTTAGACTGTCGACTTTGATAAGTTTCAATAGTAAAAATTATTTGATCAATCCTAGTGGCCTGTCTAAAGTATTTCACAAGCTCACCGATAGAATCAACTTTATACCCCTTACCATCGAACAAAATAAAAAAAACACATTGAGCACAAACTTCCCTACTTTCCTTTTGAGCTTGCTCATTCATTTTAACGCAGCGTTCGACAATTGCCGTGCTTAAGCTAATCAAGCTATCTTCATTTATAGAAACACCTGAAATATTCTTGCTTCTGTAAAAATATGACACTTTCGATTCCACTCCGCACCAGTCTCGATTTGGCGCAGGTTAACATAACCACTTCATTGGTAGAAGAAAAGAACTCTTCTTGTCAGAAAGCTACTGTGATATCCCTAAACCTGCAGATGATACAGAACAAAATTTAAGCATCAATTGTAGGCGATTTTAAATTCACTTTACAGTTTAGGCTGCCAATTGGCAGCCGATTGAAGCAGAAATCAATGAGTGCTCATCGATGAATTTTTTTCAGCGCCAATCTCACTCAAAAAAGCAAAACCTTTTGACGTTATCTCATTAGCAATCAATCCACCTTCGGCAGATTTGCTTCGTATAACATCGATAAAACCTATATCAGCAAGATCTGAAATAGCAAAATTAACCTCTTTTGCTGAGAGATGAGGTAATGATGCAGCCTGAATTCTAGAATCCTTTGGCTGCAATTCATTCACTCGACGTAGTATTTCAAGATGGATAGAGGTCAGTTTCATAATGTTCTCCTGTCTTTAATGTTGTTTTACAGAAAACATTATAACACATTGATTTTGATGTAGATTGAATAGAAAAAAACCATAAAAAAACCTCGCAATAGCGAGGTCGTAAAAATTGTTCAACGATAGATACACAAGCCCCATCGTTGAGAAAATCTTATCCATATTTTTTGAGAAACACAAGTATTATGTCGTTATCTTCGGCGAAAATCGCTTATCTCGTCACCCTTCTCAATTGTGCTTCAGCGTAAGCTTCCTCCTGCCAGCACTTTGTAACCAGTTTATCAATGACATCTGCATATCCTTTGTACCACTGATAATCCGTCAGGTCTGGTACCAGCTTCTGGACATGAAGCCGCGCCAGTGTGGTTGGTAAACGGCTAAACCGGTTTCCATTGCAACGCCCACAAATCTTATAAACAGGCGTGCCATGAAGCCGGGTTCTTTTTTCATCCAGGACAATACCTTTACCCTTACACCCTCTGCACGCTGTGCTGACTTCTCCCTTACCATGACAATGCTGACATAGTTCCTTCACCCACTCTTCCTTGATAACAGACTCCCCGCTTCTGGAGTGTTTCACCACTTCGCGCAATACATTATGAAATCCAGTACCAGCACAATGCTCACAGCGAGCCTTACTTGCCGCAGACCTGGAATAATCAGCAAAGGCAAAATTCACAAGGTAAGGAATGATCTGTAGCCGGGTTTCTTCACTCAATTTGTTCAATGTCGGGTTATCCAGTGCCATCGCGTAATTGAGCAGACCTTCAATCGCAAACTGAGGATCCTGAACACCAACTTTTGCCAGGAATAAGGAAAACCCAAGCGGTGCTTTCGACTGCACCATCCCCTGCGCAGCCATCACATCTGTAATTGTTAAACCACCCGAGCCTGTCGCCGGTGCGTCATCACTCAATTTTGGAGATTTTGGGGAGTAATATTTTGGTAAGGCTTCAAGGTTCATGCTCGTTCTCCACTTACGCCAGTACGCCTATTGCCAGCGCACGATCGATAAAACGAAATATCAGCTCCAGCTGGGAGCCATACATCTCTTCAAATGCCACGGTACCCGCATGCAGCTCTTCGTGATGCTTTCTGCACAAAGGCAGCACGAAGAGGTCATGCGCTTTTGTACCCATTCCCCCCTGACCGTGGCCTATCAGGTGGTGGGGATCATCAGCAGGCTTTCCACAACATGCACACGGCTGTGTCTTAACCCAGCGCGTGTACTTTTCATTAACCCAGCGGCGACGTTTTGGGCGTAACATAAAAGACTCCGGCGACTCCGGATCCACTTTCAGCGCCAGCACCTTTTTCGCCTTATCCTGGATGATGCTGGTGGCAGGAACCGAAGGCACAAGGTCACTTTCCCGGGTAACAGACGGCACAACAGGCTTCGGTAATCTCAGTGCCTTACGGGCTGCACTTTCCGGTAAGGCATCCGCCAGATCATTACGAATCAGCCACCAGCACAGTTCCGGCATTGTCACAACGTGACTGTCATCAAAACCGAGATCCCGACGCACGACAGATAACACCCACCGGACACAGTTATCCGTTGCCATTGATTCCAGCCGTTCCGTGAACTGATCGCGCAGCTGGTTATCGCAGTGCCAGCACAGACGGATTGCGCCCGGCGCGTGTCGCATTGTGGTCATGTTCTCGCTGTGCCAGTCGGAATGAGGCCACTGGCAGCCTTTTTCACGAAGTAACCAGCTTTCAAGACATTCCACGCCACCAGCACGACGGATCACTGCCTCATTGCGGAACACGGCCCGAACGGCAGGATCATCCGCCAGCGGTTGTGATGCCGCCGGAACGGCACCACTGGCGAAAGATGAATAACGTTCCGGCTCAGGCTCCAGCAGGACACGCCCCTGCATAAACAGGGGCATCAGCTCTGAACCTGGCCTGAACAATACGATCCCCATACGCGGGGCAATTTCAGGGGTCAGTAGTGCTCTCACGGTCACCTCAATGAACGGTATCGAGCAGCTTTAACAGCTCAGGGAATCGGGATTCGAAGAAATGCGGCTGCGTCTCGCGCGGATTTGCAGGACTGGTGATGTTCTTGCCGAACATGCAGCCTTTCGCTGTCAGCGACCAGAATTTTTTGATGTTGTTAATCGCGGTACGGCTGTATCGTTCGCGCTGCTCGACGATCCCCAGCTTCACCATCTGGTGATATGCCTGATTAGCTGTCAGGCGGATACCATACTGCTTCAGCAGTGCACTCAGTGACAGCGTGGGGCGGCTTGAGCCATCAGGCGCGTCAGCAGGAGCATCAATGGCATAGCGCGGTGCCAGATTCGGTAAGCCAACAGCCTCCTGGAGTTTCTGACAGGCACCAAGCACTGAAGAGTTAGACAGGTTTAATTCCCGGCGCATAAAGTCCAGCAGAATCACACCAGCCTGCATCTTGTCAGCAGCCTGTCCGGATAATTTTTCCGGTGCACTGGTTACCATGTCGAAAGTACGGATCACCTTCAGATGGAATGACGGGCTGATCCACATTGCATAGGCATACACCAGTTCTTTACAGACATACGTCCCCTGGTTATTTCCGCCACGAATAACGTTAACTGGCTCTATATTGACCGAGTTGCAAATCTGCAACTCGCTTATTAAACGTTCAGTTTGCTCATTGCGGAGCCAGAATGCAGGCTTATGCTTATCCAGAGAACCGGCAGCCCTGTGCAGATCGTTCAGGCTGTAACGCCCAAAAGCATCACGACGAACTTCAATACCATCAATGACCATCAGATTATTCATACTTCGTTTCTCCTCTTGATCAGGCGGCTGCACCCGCCGTTTTCTCGTACTTACTGATAGTTATCTCGACCTTCCCTTCCGGGATAACCGGTCCCCACTCCACCAGCATTCTTTTCACCTGGCTGTCGTCTTCCCACACACCCGCGTGGGTCAGGGCGTCAAACAGTGCCTTGTTATAGTTGTCCAGATCGCGGATCCGGTTGTCCGGTGGAAACAACACGATCTCCACTGAAGCAGGTGCCGACGTTGGTTTCGGCAGACGACGTAACTGCTCAATGATGGCGGCACACGCCGCGCCCTGGAATTTGCGTCCCGCCGCGCTTATCAGGCTCTTACCAGCAAATGCCCCTTTGTTGGGGTGTCGCCAGTACGTGTTCACGCTGGGCGGGAAAGGAAGGATCAACTTCATACTTTCACGCCCCTCTCATGTAACCAGTGGGCTGCACGCAGCCTGGCGTTCTCCTCACCGGCAAGCAGTGCGCGGATGATACCGACCGCTTCGCTGTCGTCGTCCTTCACCGCGGTATGAAGCGTGATCCCCCGGGCCACGCCACGCTTTATCGTGATGACGCCTTTTTTCTCCAGTGCGCGAAGATGCTCCACCGCTGCATTCACTGAACGGTATCCCAGCATGGTTGCCACCTCCTGATTGGTTGGCGGGAAGCCACGTTCTTTCTGGTAAGAAATCAGCATATCCAGCACCTGCTGCTGGCATTGAGTTAACGTCGTCATGCCGCCATCTCCCTGACCAGTTTTTCTGCCTGCTGGCGAACCTGCGCCAGAAACGCCTCACCACATGTCTCAAGTTCATCGCGCCCGATGTAGCTGATTGCCGGTCCCTTCCAGGTCTTATCGAAAACAGCAATAGCACCAGCGAAGAACGCTCCTGTCGGCACCTGCTTCTCGTCTTTCGGGATAAACCAGACAGGCAGTTCAAAACCAATACGCCCGCGAATAAAAGCAATATGATCTGCATCTTCCGGCCACCACACTTCGCTGGTGGCAGCTTTGATCAGGAAAACATAGCGCCCACCTTTATCACGCATGGCACTGGCATGCTTCATGATGTAACGCATGCCTGTGATGTATTGCCCCTCATGCTGACTGGTGCGGCTGTATGGGGGATTACCAAAGGCAGCACCTTTAAGCTCCGCAAGACGTTCTGACCAGTCATGCGCCAGCGCGTTGTCTTCCGCCGTGTAATACGCGGCACATTTGGCGTTATCACCGTCAGTGAACAGATCCAGAACAAACGGACCAAACAGGGTGTTAATTCCCCAGAAAATGTTATCCGGCGTGCGCCACTGATCGCCCACTTCCTTCAGTTCATGGGCTGGTTTGTTCCGCAGTTCCACCAGAGCCTGACAATATTTATTACTCATTAAGCCCCCACGTAATTCCCTGACAGACACCACTCTTCACCCGATACAGCGCGCTTGCTGCTTTTCCGTAAACACCGCTCACGACGCGCAAGAAAATTGTTTCGCTCTTGCTGGGAGTGGCTTTCACGGAATGCCGCCATCCACACCGTTGCAGCACGACGGTATAAGCCCCTGGACTCCAGTTCTTCCGCCTGGCGGGTCAGGCACAAAATCACCCGGGGATCGTTAGTGCCGACATAGAAATTGCGCACAGGTCTGGATTCACGAACTGGTTGCGGTTCCGGCTCCTGCGGTATCTCAGTCAGCCGCGGGAAATGTCTGCGTGTATCCCCTTCACAACGGTGAGCCACACGCCCACTCTGACGTAACTTGCTTGCTGACTGCAGAACGCGCTGCCGTGAGTAACCTGCAAAAGCATCCGCAATGTCTCCGGAAGTACAGCCCGGATGGGCTTCAATGAATTTCTGAACGTCATTCAAAAGACTCATGTTCACCCCCTGAATCCTGCCGGGATCTGGCTGTAGTCCACGTTGTCGTAACTGGCTTTGAAGTACGGATCTTCACGTTTTTCTGTGTATGTGCTGACGGACGGCGATAAGCGCAGGGAAAGCTCATCCCATTTTTCCCGCAACTTCGACGGGCTGAGCACGTTACGGCACCAGAACGGATCGCGGCTGACGCGGCTGTACATCTCGCAGATTTGTTTGTGAGTACGACCATCCTGCACACACATCAGGCGAATTTCGTTTGCCCAGGCTGTCCAGTTAGGTTCTTTGGGACGAACCACCTCACCGTCACATTCGGCGGCCTGCTCGTACAGGGCGATGATTTTTTTCCAGAGCCACTGTGCGCAGGTCAAATCATCCTGCGTTCCCCACTGGCGCTTTTTAGGGCTGAATACAACCGCATCAGGATGGCGAGTTAAAAAATCCTGTTCATCCGTCTGCGTGTCCGGTTGCGAAGCGTCCGGACGAGAAGGTTTTTTATCTGACGGATCATGTTTTGATTTTACTGACGGATCCCCGCCAGATTCTGACGGGTGAAAACCCGCTTTTTTGCCAGATTTCGACGCATCAAATTTTGACGGGTCAGATTTTGATGCGTCAGATTTTGACGGGTCAGAATCTGACAGTTGAGAAAATGCCGCTGCCTGAAGCTTCGCAACGTTAAGCTGATAAACATTCGACGCATTGCGGTTACCCTGGCGACGCGCCTTACGAGTTAACCAGCCTTCTGCTTCCAGCCGTGCGATAGCCGTTCTGACGGTGCTCATCCCCGCGCCAATCTGACGGGCAATAGTTTCAATTGATGGCCAGCACACACCTTCGTCATTACTGAAATCAGCCAGGCGGGCCATAATTGCCACGCTGGATAATTTCATGCCTGATGCAGCGCAACCATCCCATACATAGCCGGTTAATTTAGTGCTCATGACCGACCTCTATTTCCCTGAATTTACGACGAAACTGTTCGAGCGGGCTGAAGCACTCATGCTCATAGCCTTCGCGGAGGTAGATAACTCGTTGTGTTTCCGGCTCCCAACGAATGACTCTGACGGGCACTCCGTAGTGATCTTTGAACCAGCGGTTAACTTGTCGCAAAGGACTGTCTCCTTCTGCCGGTTGAAATCACCCACAGCCCACTCAGCAAAGCTGTGGGTTACAATTTCCCTGTCACCTGGTACATTTACTGCATAGCAATACTCCACCTTCGCTTTTCCACCCGGTACAGGAAGCGCAATCAGTTGCGAGCGACGGTAGTGTGTTGTTAAACTGTTCATGCGTTAGTTTCTCCACAGTCACGACACGCCACGGCGCCCGGAGCTGCACACTCGCGGGCGTCACTACTTTCTGAAACGCAAAAGATTTTGTAGACCAGTGCTGCATGCTCCTGCAGCTTCGAAATTGAGAGGTACAGCTCGTCGTTAATTGCTGTCTTCTCATGCGGTTCCACTACACCGTCTTCAATTGCTGAACGAATCTGTTTTGAATAACTGCCGATCTGTTCAATGACCTCCAGCAGGCGTTGGTTGATATCGGCGTTGTCCACATCCTCGACATCAGGAAGAGACACAAAGACGCCATTTGCAGACTGCGCCACAGCGTCAGCAATGAAGTGAGTTCCACCAGCACGTTGCAAAATCATTGCCCATCCCAGCGGGAAAATCTGATCGCCATCGGCACGAAGGCGGTTAAATAATGCGTTCTCTGTTACATCCAGCCAGTCAGCAGCTTCAGCATACCCCCCCGGCAACGCTGCGATAGTTTTTCTGACAGCTTTCACGTACCACTCAGGCTGTTTTTCTACTTTCCAGTGATGCTTACCCACGGTTAGCCTCATCGTTCTGTGGTTAAAAATTGAAGGTGTTCTGTTAATCTTTCGGATAGATATCCGGTCTTAAGTCAGATTTCGTAATTGCACCTGACGTGCATTGCTCAAGTTTTTTAGCCAGCACAAAACTGGCTTTTTTATAACCATTGAAAACCAGCCGTAAGTAGCCTGGTGTTGAGCCAACTTTTCCGGCCAACTCGCCCTGCTGTTCTTTGGTTAAAGAGTCCCAATACGCTTTCATACAATATGTACCTCCGGTATACATATTACATGATTGAAATGAACCTTCAAGATACTTGTACCTTAACGGTACAAGGGTTTTAATTTCGTTATGAAAACAATCCATGACATCCGGCGGTCTAACGCCAGAAAACTGAGAGATGGTGTTGGCGGGAATTCTTCCTTTGCCACTATGATTGATCGCGAGCCAACCCAGACCAGCAGGTTTATGGGAGATGGTGCTACTAAAAATATCGGTGACAGCATGGCACGACACATCGAAAAATGTTTCGACCTGCCTGTCGGATGGCTCGATCAAGAACACCAGACAACGAACATCACAAAAAAACCTGATGTTTCAATCACTAATAAACAAATCACATTAGTCCCTGTCATATCATGGGTACAGGCCGGAGCATGGAAAGAAGTTGGATATTCTGAGGTTGATTTGAGCACAGCAGAAACGTATCCCTGCCCTGTACCCTGTGGGGAAATGACTTATATCTTGCGGGTGATAGGTGATTCAATGATTGATGAGTACCGCCCGGGAGACATGATTTTTGTCGATCCTGAAGTACCTGCCTGCCACGGTGACGACGTTATTGCATTGATGCACGATACAGGTGAAACCACCTTCAAAAGGTTGATAGAAGATGGGACACAGCGTTATCTCAAAGCGTTAAACCCAAACTGGCCTGAGCCTTACATTAAGATCAACGGTAATTGCTCTATAATTGGAACTGTGATTTTCTCAGGAAAACCAAGAAGATACAAAATCAAAGCCTAATCAATGTTTATGAACCTGCTTCGGCAGGTTTTTTTATACTTGACAATGTACCTATGAGATACATAATGTACCCAAGAGAAACAACAAACAGGCAGGACGCCCACGAAGTAGCCGCCTGGGGCATATGAAGTCCAGGATGATTCGTTAGCAACAAAAAAGCGCCCTACAGGACGCTTAGCTCTTTAACAATCTGGTCCCCATCAACAAGTAACTGATAACTTGAGGAGATGTGAAATGCACAAAACAGAACCCAAAATCGTCGCGCCTGGCTACACAGATGAGGAAATTTATGAGTGGATGACAAAGAAGCTGGCAGCTATAAACCAGCTTCGTGAAGTGCTGTCTTATCGACAGGAAACAATAGACTCCTTAAAAAAACTGGATCAGGAAATCACGGTTTTATCACAGGATGTTACTTTAGATATTGTGCAGACAAATTAGGATCCCATTCATTTTCGTCAAAATCATCAAAGTGATGAATTTGTGATCTCCAGTCTCGATAATCTAAAAATTTCTGGGCGGTTACGCTTATTTTATCAAGTGTGAGTTCATCCTGAATTGAAAGAAGAAGTTCATCAAATTTCATCTCATTAATCTGTTTTGGCATCCAGTGATGCTTCATCAGAATAAGGTGAACCAGAGCCTTTTTCCCATTCAACTGATTATAGGGAGTGCCGAATTTCTTCCGGTGCTCATGTAAGACAAGGTCCAAAAGAGTAAGTAATGTTGCCCTTGATTCAACTTTGCTTATTTCGACTGATGACACTACCCCACTGATTTCAATGCCCCGATACTTTCCAACATTTTCACAGTGGGATTTGTACAGCGTATAGATATTACCGGACATTTCTTTTCCTTTTGCGTTGTTGGGGATAACCAGATTAACCGAATCCTTGTTGTTGGGGAATAACCAGGTCCACCTCGCCTGATGTGGCTAAAAGCAGGCACATAACAGCTAAGTATTTTCAACCAGAGAGAATCCTTAGCGTTGTGGTGAATGCGGCTCAGCGCACGCGGGTTAAGGTTGAGGCTGACAGTCGACCTTCTGTGGATACCCACCCGCCTGGTGTGCAACCTTCGCCAGGCACCGGGAGGCACCCGGCACCACAACTTTATGCTGTGTGTAGTCCTGGCGGTACCAGCTTGTACCCTTGCTTCCGGCTGGTACCGTCCTTTTTACAAAACAGAGAAGAGCATCACCGGACGACGGGCTCATAACCCAATCCATCCGGGCGGCAGTCACCGCAGGTGTTCTTCTCTGTTTTGTGGAGAAACTAACCGACCTTGCAGGGTCGATATGATGAGGAGCAGCAAAATGGCTAGCGAACGCAGTACTGATGTGCAGGCATTTATCGGGGAGCTGGACGGCGGCGTATTTGAAACCAAAATCGGCGCAGTTCTCAGTGAAGTCGCTTCCGGTGTGATGAACACGAAAACCAAAGGTAAGGTCTCGCTCAACCTGGAAATCGAACCGTTTGATGAGAACCGAGTGAAAATCAAACACAAACTCTCATATGTTCGCCCGACTAACCGCGGGAAAATTTCCGAAGAAGACACCACCGAAACGCCGATGTATGTCAATCGCGGTGGTCGCCTGACTATTCTGCAGGAAGACCAGGGACAGTTACTGACTCTTGCCGGTGAACCTGACGGAAAACTCCGCGCAGCAGGTCGTTAATATCGTTTTTAATTAACTGATTATTTATCTCATCACTGAATATCTTTATATAGTGAGGACTTATTATGTCTCAGAACTTAGACGCAACCGCAATTAATCAAATCCATGCCCTTATTTCTGCTCAGGGTGTTAATGAAATTATCAGTAAGATTGGTGCCGATGCTGTGGCATTGCCTGAGAATTTCCGCATTCATGATCTGGAAAAATTTAATTTAAATCGCTTCCGTTTCCGTGGTGCGCTTTCCACTGCCAGCATCGATGACTTTACCCGTTATTCTAAAGATCTTGCAGATGAAGGCACCCGCTGCTTTATCGATGCTGATAATATGCGTGCCGTCAGTGTGCTTAACCTGGGTACTATTGATGAACCAGGTCACGCAGATAACACCGCCACACTCAAACTGAAAAAGACAGCACCGTTCTCTGCTCTGTTGTCTGTTAACGGCGAGCGTAACTCCCAGAAGTCACTGGCAGAATGGATTGAAGACTGGGCCGACTATCTTGTGGGCTTTGATGCTAATGGTGACGCTATTCAGGCAACAAAAGCGGCTGCGGCTGTCCGTAAAATCACGATTGAAGCAAACCAGACCGCTGATTTTGAAGATAATGACTTCAGCGGCAAACGCTCCCTGATGGAGTCTGTCGAAGCGAAGACCAAAGACATTATGCCAGTGGCATTTGAATTTAAATGCGTTCCGTTTGAAGGTCTGAAAGAACGTCCGTTTAAATTACGCCTCAGTATTATCACTGGCGATCGTCCTGTACTGGTTCTGCGCATTATTCAGCTGGAGGCGGTGCAGGAAGAAATGGCTAACGAATTTCGTGATCTGCTTGTTGAGAAATTCAAGGACAGCAAAGTAGAAACCTTTATTGGTACTTTCACCGCCTGATTTCATTACTGCAAATGCCCCTGCGGGGGCATTTATGGAAACGTAATTTACTCAATAATCGCCGGATGGTGAGGGATTCTTTTTACCAGAATTCAGCGCGGTGCAGCGCATATACGTGGAGAACAAAATGTCATTTATTAAAACTTTTTCCGGGAAGCATTTTTATTATGACAGGATAAATAAAGACGACATCGATATTAACGATATCGCGGTTTCCCTTTCAAATATCTGTCGCTTTGCCGGTCATCTTTCGCACTTCTACAGCGTCGCCCAACATGCGGTTCTTTGCAGCCAACTGGTACCGCAGGAATTTGCTTTTGAAGCGTTAATGCATGATGCAACAGAAGCGTATTGCCAGGACATCCCGGCGCCACTGAAACGCCTTCTTCCTGACTATAAACGGATGGAAGAAAAAATAGATGCAGTAATCCGTGAGAAATACGAGTTGCCCCCGGTTATGAGCACGCCTGTGAAATATGCCGATCTAATCATGCTGGCAACCGAACGCCGTGATCTCGGGCTTGATGATGGCTCTTTATGGCCTGTACTGGAAGGTATCCCGGCAACAGAGATGTTCAAAGTTATTCCACTGGCACCGGGCCATGCCTACGGGATGTTTATGGAACGCTTCAACGAGTTATCGGAATTACGCAAATGTGCATAACTCATGTAGTTAGTTTTTCTGGCGGGAGAACATCCGCATATCTTGTTCACCTGATGGAAGAACAAAGAAAGGCTGGCAATAACGTCTGCTACATCTTTATGGATACCGGTTGCGAACATCCGCTGACATACCGCTTTATCCGGGAGGTTGTGAAGTTCTGGGACATACCACTAACTGTGTTACAGGTCGATATAAATCCTGAGCTTGGGCAGCCAAATGGTTATACAGAATGGGAGCCAAAGGATATTCAGACACGAATGCCGGTGCTTAAACCGTTTATGGACATGGTTAAAAAGTACGGCACGCCATACATCGGCGGCGCGTTCTGTACTGACAGGCTAAAACTCATCCCTTTCACGAAATACTGCGATAACCATTTCGGGCGAGGTAATTACATCACATGGCTGGGTATTCGTGCAGACGAACCCCGTAGGCTGAAACCGAAATCGGGCGTCCGGTATCTTGCCGAGCTGTCAGATTTTGATAAGTCGGATGTTATCCGGTGGTGGCGAAAACAACCTTTTGATTTGCAAATCCCGGAGCATCTCGGGAACTGTGTTTTCTGCATCAAAAAGTCAACGCAAAAGCTGGGGCTTGCATGTAAAGACGAACCAGGTCTGATGCGAGTTTTTAATGAGCTGGTTACAGGCAAACACGTCAGGGATGGTCATCGCAGAACAGGTAAAGACATTATGTACCGTGGTCACCTGACGCTTGACGGAATTGCCAGAATGTCTGCCAACAGCGACTACAGAAATTTGTATCAGGCGATGGTACAGGCCAGGCGATTCGATACCGGTTCGTGTTCAGAGTCATGTGAAATCTGGGGTGATCAATTGGAATTGGAATTCGAAGAGGTAGGGGTATGACAACCGAAATTAACTACCATGCACTGCTTGAGCGCGCACGGAATAAAGTGCAGAGCATTGAGTTCGCCTTAACACAGAGTGCATTCGCTGAGATTCGCGCTGAGCTTGAAAATGATTTAGAACTGGCACGGATTGCACTGGCATCTCTGGAAGTTGAGCCAGATGAACGCGCAGCCTATGAATTATTTATGGAAAAGCGTTTCGGTAAAACAGTCGATCGTCGGAGAGCAAAAAACGGCGATAACGAATACATGGCATGGGATATGACTCTCGGTTGGATCATCTGGCAGCAACGAGCTGGTATCCATTTTTTCAACAATGTCACAACAAGAGGTGAAATAATAGAGCCATACAGCCTCACACTCGATGAGGCCTGTTCATTGCTCAATGATATCCAGACCTACCATCGCCGCATCAATGCGGCTTTTTCTTGCGTGTAATTGCGGAGACTTTGCGATGTACTTGACACTTCAGGAGTGGAACGCTCGCCAGCGACGCCCAAGAAGCCTTGAAACAGTTCGTCGATGGGTGCGCGAATGCAGGATATTCCCTCCTCCGGTTAAGGATGGAAGAGAGTATCTGTTCCACGAATCAGCGGTAAAGGTTGACTTAAATCGACCAGTAACAGGTAGCCTTTTGAAGAGGATCAGAAATGGGAAGAAGGCGAAGTCATGAGCGCCGGGATTTACCCCCTAACCTTTATATAAGAAACAATGGATATTACTGCTACAGGGACCCAAGGACGGGTAAAGAGTTCGGATTAGGCAGAGACAGGAGGATAGCAATTACTGAAGCAATACAGGCAAACATTGAGTTATTTTCAGGACACAAACACAAGCCTCTGACAGCGAGAATCAACAGTGATAATTCTGTTACGTTACATTCATGGCTTGATCGCTACGAAAAAATCCTCGCCAGCAGAGGAATCAAGCAGAAGACACTTATAAATTACATGAGCAAAATTAAAGCAATAAGGAGGGGGCTACCTGATGTTCCACTTGAAGACATCACCACAAAAGAAATTGCAGCAATGCTCAATGGATACATAGACGAGGGCAAGGCGGCGTCAGCCAAGTTAATCAGATCAACACTGAGCGATGCATTCCGAGAGGCAATAGCTGAAGGCCATATAACAACAAACCCGGTCGCTGCCACTCGCGCAGCAAAATCAGAGGTAAGGAGATCAAGACTTACGGCTGACGAATACCTGAAAATTTATCAAGCAGCAGAATCATCACCATGTTGGCTTAGACTTGCAATGGAACTGGCTGTTGTTACCGGGCAGCGAGTTGGTGATTTATGCGAAATGAAGTGGTCTGATATCGTAGATGGATATCTTTATGTCGAGCAAAGCAAAACAGGCGTAAAAATTGCCATCCCAACAGCATTGCATGTTGATGCTCTCGGAATATCAATGAAGGAAACACTTGATAAATGCAAAGAGATTCTTGGCGGAGAAACCATAATTGCATCTACTCGTCGCGAACCGCTTTCATCCGGCACAGTATCAAGGTATTTTATGCGCGCACGAAAAGCATCAGGTCTTTCCTTCGAAGGGGATCCGCCTACCTTTCACGAGTTGCGCAGTTTGTCTGCAAGACTCTATGAGAAGCAGATAAGCGATAAGTTTGCTCAACATCTTCTCGGGCATAAGTCGGACACCATGGCATCACAGTATCGTGATGACAGAGGCAGGGAGTGGGACAAAATTGAAATCAAATAATGATTTTATTTTGACTGATAGTGACCTGTTCGTTGCAACAAATTGATAAGCAATGCTTTTTTATAATGCCAACTTAGTATAAAAAAGCAGGCTTCAACGGATTCATTTTTCTATTTCATAGCCCGGAGCAACCTGTGAACACATTTTCAGTTTCCCGTCTGGCGCTGGCATTGGCTTTTGGCGTGACGCTGACCGCCTGTAGCTCAACACCGCCCGATCAACGTCCTTCTGATCAAACCGCGCCTGGTACCTCTTCTCGCCCGATTCTGTCGGCAAAAGAAGCGCAGAATTTCGATGCTCAACACTATTTTGCATCCCTGACACCAGGTGCGGCAGCGTGGAATCCTTCCCCGATTACCCTGCCTGCGCAACCTGACTTTGTTGTCGGCCCGGCGGGTACTCAAGGTGTAACGCATACCACGATTCAGGCGGCGGTAGATGCGGCAATTATCAAGCGCACCAACAAGCGCCAGTATATTGCCGTGATGCCTGGTGAGTATCAGGGAACGGTATATGTCCCTGCCGCTCCGGGTGGAATTACTCTGTACGGTACAGGTGAAAAACCGATTGATGTGAAGATTGGGCTTTCCCTTGATGGGGGCATGAGCCCTGCCGACTGGCGTCATGACGTCAACCCGCGCGGCAAATATATGCCAGGTAAACCAGCGTGGTATATGTACGATAGCTGCCAGAGCAAACGCAGCGACAGTATCGGCGTTCTCTGCTCTGCGGTCTTCTGGTCACAAAACAATGGCCTGCAACTGCAAAACCTGACCATCGAAAACACGCTGGGCGATAGCGTAGATGCAGGTAACCATCCGGCGGTGGCACTGCGTACTGATGGCGACAAAGTGCAGATCAATAACGTCAACATTCTCGGTCGTCAAAATACCTTCTTTGTCACCAACAGTGGTGTGCAAAACCGTCTGGAAACCAACCGTCAGCCGCGTACTCTGGTGACCAACAGTTACATTGAAGGGGATGTGGATATCGTTTCTGGTCGCGGCGCAGTGGTGTTCGATAACACCGAATTCCGCGTGGTGAACTCACGTACTCAGCAAGAAGCGTATGTGTTTGCACCGGCTACGCTGTCTAACATCTATTACGGTTTCCTCGCCATAAACAGCCGTTTCAATGCTTCCGGTGATGGCGTGGCGCAACTGGGTCGCTCGCTGGATGTTGATGCCAATACCAACGGTCAGGTGGTGATCCGTGATAGCGCCATCAACGAAGGTTTTAACACGGCGAAACCGTGGGCCGATGCGGTGATTTCCAATCGTCCATTCGCAGGTAACACCGGCAGCGTTGACGATAGCGACGAAATACAACGCAATCTGAATGACACTAACTACAACCGCATGTGGGAATACAATAACCGCGGCGTGGGTAGTAAAGTGGTTGCAGAGGCGAAGAAGTAA